TTCCGATCTATAATGGTTTAACGGAAACAACAGCCACGTCATTCACTAATGCTGGTTGGACTGTTACGTCTACCGATGATTCATAGGAGCAAATACTAATGTCATTACCAGCATCAATTGATACATTAAAATCAACAATAGGAAGGCGAGGTGGTATCGCACGAGGTAATAGGTTTGCGGTATACATTACCCACCCAGAAGCGACAAGAAACTCACTCCTAAATTTTGATGTGGAATCTTTAATAAGTAACATCGTTGGAGGAAACTCTGTGGGGTTTGGAAACTTTATTAACGACCCTCGGGATATGTTCTTGTTATGCGAATCCGTTTCCTTTCCAGGAAAAAGAATTGCGACAATGGAGCAAGTACACAACCACCATGCCGAAAAAATGCCATATTCGGCTATCACCGAAGAAGTTACAATGACATTCTTATTAACAAATGATTACCACACTAAGAAGTATTTTGATTCGTGGCAGAATATGGTAGTGGATACATCTGGGAATCATTACAAACCCGCATATAAAAATTCATATACAACAGATATTATAATCCAACAACTATCCGCATCCAATGACATTATTCCTGGATACACAGTTAAGTTGGAGAACGCATACCCACTACAAGTGTCGTCCGTGGAACTATCTAATTCCGCAGACAATGCCACCTTATCCGTATCGGTTACAATTGAATATGATAGATGGAAAGAGGTTGGGATGATAGATGGATTCACCGAATTAGCCGATTATCTAGAACGAGCAGTTCAATAGATTGGTTATACATAAGAAGAGTAAAGGTTTAATTTAACAATATGGAGATATATTGATATGCTACCTAAAATAGCAACCCCAAAGTATGATATGATTATCCCAAGCACGGGAAAACAGATAACATATAGGCCTTATTTAATTAAGGAAGAGAAGATTTTATTAATTGCCCTTGAAAGCGAAGACGAAAATCAAATTGAGAATGCGGTATCCAACATAATTAAGGAATGTATTGAAGATGATGTTGACGTACAAGAACTAACTACGTTTGATGTTGAGTTTATATTCCTTACATTACGATCTAAGTCGGTTGGTGAAGGCGTTAAACTAAAAATGAAATGTACTGAGTGTGAAGAAGGTACTGAAATAAAAATTGATTTAGAGAAGGTCAAAGTAAAGAATAATGATAATAAAGAGTTACAGGTCAAGATAAACGAAGAAATGACCATTGACTTACATTGGCCTAAGATTAAAGATAAGTTGACTAAGGAAGAAAAGGTTACTGATACCGAAAGTATTATTACTTTAGTTGCAAAGACAATTGATACTATTTACTATGGTGAAGAGATACATGTAACAAAGAATGTTCCTTTATCTGAAGTAAAAGATTTTGTGGAGGGTTTGAGTACCGACCAGTTTAAATCCGTATTGGAATTAATGACTAATATACCATACGTGAGTTACGATATAGAATTTATTTGTAATTCGTGTAAACATGAAAATAAGAAGGAATTGAAGGGACTGGTTGATTTTTTTACATAGCCCTTTCGCATGATTCATTGACAAATCATTATAGAATAAATTTTACGTTAATGAATCAGCATAATTTTCAATTAATGGAATTGGATAATATGCTACCATGGGAAAGGGAAATATATGTTGCCCTTCTCACGAACAAAATAAAGGAAGAAAATGAGCAAAGAAAGCAAACACACTAGAAAAGAAATCTTAGAAGTAAGCGGGATAGGTGACATTGTTTCTCAGTTAAAGAAACTTAATGCAGCTGCTAAAATTGATAAAATGCAAGAGATTGAAATGGCAAAGAATGCCCCCGCATTACTTGCAGCCACCGAGGGTATGGGTTCAGTACAAGATGCTTTTGTTGATAGCGCAGAAGACTTTAGACGAAGATTTATTGCAAGCGCTGCTGCTTCTTCATTTTCAGACATTCGGAAGGGACAGGGATGGATGGGTAGAGACATAAAGTCAGGTCGTGATGGTGATGTGGAAGAATCCAAGGAGGAGGAAGATTCAAAAAAATTCCCAAATGAAGTATTTAACAGCATATTACGAGTATTAAATGATCAATATGAGTGGTGGAAGAAATTAACCAAAAAAAGAAACCTTGATACGGTAGAACAAGAAAGAGAAAAAGGAGGGTTATTACAGTCTTTGGGAGGAGGAAAACTTTCAGACGGCGCCGATGGGAATAAATTCTTGATGTTGGGTGGTATTGCAGCAATTGGTACGGCAATAGCTTGGTTCTCTGGAGGGTTGGTTTCGGTCGGGCTAGCATTTGCAGGTCTTCGTGGATGGGAAATTCCTGTTTTAAAGTGGATTGGTAAGTTAAGTGGTACTGCAGCAGCATGGATGAAGGAAGGTTTCATGGGCAAAATAATGATGTCTATGAAAAACTTTTTCGCCCCCTTAATTAAATTTAGTAGTTCCATCACAACCTTTATGAAAAGCAGTAAGGTGTTTATGTGGTTAAAGTCGTTTGGTGGTGTTTTTGGCACTATATTTAAAAAAATATTATGGCCGATAGGAGTTTTATTATCAGTCTGGGATGGAATTACTTCTTATAGAAACTCGACGGAATCTAGTACATTCCTAAAATTTGGTGATGGAATTGCTGGTATGTTAGGAAGTTTTATTGGTGCACCGTTCGATCTTTTAAAGAAAGGCATCATTTGGTTAATCGGTAAGTTGTTTGGTATAAAAAGTAAAGATGGTAAATATGACGAGACCACTGGTATGGGTTCCATCCTTAATGCAGGAAAAGAATTTAGTATAATTAAATTAGTTAAAAGAATGATAAAGTCACCATTTGTTATGATTGCCACAGCATATAGATGGATAAGTGATTTGTTTACCAATCCAGTTGCTGTACTTTCTAAATTATGGAAGGGGCTTGTCGGTGAAGGTGGATGGATAAAAATGTTTTGGACACCTATTGCTATGGTTGTTGCTTGGGTGCACAAGAAATTTGGATGGAGGGACGAAGACGCCCCAGACTTTAATTTATTACAATTCATTAAAGATACTTGGGACATTGTTGTACAAAAGGTTATGCAAGGATTTATTGACTTCGGGAAATGGATTGCATTAATACCAGTGAGGTTGAAAGTTTCTGCCATGGAAACAATAAATGAATACGCCGACTGGTTAATTAATGATGATACCTTGAGGGGAGCACAAGAACAACTTAAATTGAGACAAAAAGAAATACAAGGAACTAAACGAGATTCCACTATAACAAATAATGTTGGGGCGATGAACTCTGGAAACAATAGTAACAATCAAGTAATTAATACCACTATTAATGGTGGTGTGAATGAAGCATTTGGTAATCTTGCCACTTCATTAGGTGCGCCCGCCATAGCCATGTAAAAAACCCCTCGGTTAAGAGGGGTGTCTGGTTAAGCTTCAGCCGCTAACTTTTCAAAGTAACTCATAGTATCTGAAGGTGGTTTTTCTTCCAACGGATTATTCAACTCTGGGTTTACCTCAACAACATTTCCTAATTTTGATGAAACAGCATCCTCTAATTGCATAGATTCTGCGGAAGAAGTTACTGCACCTTCCTCACCAAGAACACGAGTCAACTTTAATTTTAACTCATCATAACTCTTGTATGTAGAAGGATCCGTGAATTCTTTGATAGAGAATTCAGAATTATAGATTGACTCTAACTTATCATCTGCCACTAATTGAGATGGATTGTCAAAAGTTGAACGGTCATAGTTTACATAACCCTCCACCTTCGCAATCTTAATTTTAAAATTAGAACCTTTCCATAAATCAAATGGGTTGATAGGTGTTTCATCTTGAAATTGCGGTTGCATTGCATCCATAATCTTATCAAAGATTTTCTTACCATACTCATAAAGAAAAACCTTTCCTTCATTCTCTGGGTTTGCTGGGTCTGATACGATGTACACGTTTGATACATAATGTAAGCGACGCTTACGTTTACGTGCAACCTCTTTATCAGAGTCAATTCCAGAGTTCCATAACTTAGTATTCATCTCCGAAACTGGATCGTCTTTTCCAACGGTAGTAAGAGATTTCTCCACATACCATTGACCTGTCGGGCCTTGAAAGAAGTGATCCCAAAACTTTGCCCAAGGAAGGTCATCGCCTTCCACAGCAGGGAGAAAACGAATAACAGCATAACCGTTACCTGATTTATCTCGTGTTGGTTTCCACATACGTTCATCAACGAACAGTTTATCTTTCTTACCACCATCTACTTGGGCGGCGCCTACCAATGAATCTAACTTCATTGCTTTTGCTTTTAAGTCTGCAAAACTCATATATTACTCCTGTATATTATTTTGTATTATTTTGTATCATTATATATTATACCTGAATTGACTATAAAAGTCAAGGTTTTTGGCTCAATATTACTACCAATTATTTGTATTCTTCGTCATTCCAATCTTCTAATTTTTCCCAACCTTTCCATTTTGGAATACTTTTACGAATTTGATTTGTTTGTTTAACAATCAATTTCGCCAAGCTGAATCCAGAGAAAGTGAATGGAAATATACCATGAACAATGGACATTGAGCCTATGTACAGATATACACTACCTGCTCTAAGGGCAATCCATGCATGATAAAGATAATAAGAAATATTTAATTTTCTGTTAGCATACTCTGCTGCGTTTTTTAAATGTTCGGTCATGTTAATTAGTTCCTTTTATTTAAAGACATTTAATATTATTGTTTTCATCTTCTTTTTATCAAAGTCCAAGAATTGTTGGTACTTAATTATTTTATTGTATAAGTCAGGCCAAAGAATGGTTTCGGTTATACATGAATTTGCCTCCTCAATAAATCCAGTAAGCAAATTCAATATGCATACAGTCTCTAATGAAACCGTACCATCCAGATGCAAGTCAATAATTTTAGGATAACCTTCTTTGCTCATCAATAAATCATTAAGACCTGTACCTGAAATTTCTTCTAATTCGTTTTTCACTATATATGACAGACTATCTATACGTGTTAAAAACTCCACATACGTCTGTTCGTCCCTTAACATATCACCAACCCATTTGTTCCCAGCAACTTGATGGGCAGCAAAGTATTTGATAATGTCTTCCTTACGTTTAAATCTCTTACCAATTTTTGTCAATTGAAACTTATCGGGTCTCCCCCAATAACTTCTTTCCGTCACCCTCGTCTTAAAGTTATACTTAAATGCATCATACGTTTCCGTATTGAAAGGCATGTTAACTGCGTTGGAATAGCAGTACGCCTCAAAACCTGTCATCAT